TGTCCTTTTGATCCTGCTAGTATACCAAACTTCTTTTTTACACAGATACCTTTCTTACAAAAATCACTAAGCGGACTTTGATTACATGTATAACCTTTTTCTGATCTGTTCCATGATCTTGTTTTTTGTTTTAGTTTGTTGTCATCCCATGCGTTTGCATGTTCTCTTGCAAAATATTTTACTGGTGCATTCTTTACTTTCTGTTCCCATGTGTCTGGGTATTTCATTTTAACAAACACGTGATAGTTATACATAAATCTATCTTTACCATCAAAACCTGATTGATTTGATATTTTAGATATCAGAGCAAGACAAGGTGGTCCTTCTAAAAAATCCTCATCTACACCTTCCATAGATTGTTTTTCCATTTCTTCTGTCAAAGATTTTAAATCATCTGTTGTAGTTATATTTGCATCTACAACTTTTATAAATTGTTCTAATGTAAAAAATGTGCCATCAATATTGATAGCCCTACGCTGTCCACCATAGTATGGTAAATTTATAAACTGTCCTGGTTTTATGATCCCTGTTTCCGGATCCTTGGTTAGTTGTGTTTGCTTTGGAAATATTTCTGTGTCTGGTTTAAGATTAAATAAAGGTAATAGATTGCTTAAGAATGATACAATAATTGTTGATTGCACAAACTCATTCATAAATAAATATAAGTGTAGTCCACCGCTTTTAGACTCAATAGGTATAAGTGGTAGTTTGTATTGCTGAATTGTTTCTAAATAAAATTTTTTGTCAAAGTTTTCATATTTTTTAGGGTCTATATCTATAACTCCAAACCTAGCATCACCGCTTTCATTAGTTGGTTGTATGCCAACAGATACTTTGCCTTCTAAATGTTCTTGATAAATTGTGTCTGTAAATTCTTCGTATGTCCATCTGTAATTAGGTTTTTGCTTTCCGCTTTCTGGGTCAACAATTGCGTTGGTCCAATCTGCGATACCATACGCATGTCTATAGCCATTAAATATTTTTATATATTCTTGCATAATTATCCTGTCTACGTGGGCCACTTAGTC